GGGGCGCTCAACCCGTCCCAGTAATGCCTGCTGTCAGGGAGGATGACAGTGAAGGCGAAACGCATAGACGGATGCGTTGACCTGAATATAGTTCGGGATCGACGTTTCCACAACAGAAAAGGAAATGTCGATGAGCCACTACATGACAGCGCTCGCAATGAAGCAAAAGGGGCTGAAGCCAGCCGCGAAGATTGTGCTTTATTGGTTGGCGGATCACCACAATGGCGAAACTGGAATGTGTTTTCCTAGTTTAAAAACGCTCGCTAATGAATGCGAGATGGATGTGGCTACGGTGAAGCGACACCTCATAAGCCTTGAAAACTGCGGGCTGATCGAGCGCAATAGAAGACAGCGCGAAAACGGTTCTCAAACAAGCACCCAATACATCCTGTGCCTTACTGAACCCCTAGCGCAAAATGCGCCACCCCCTAGCGCAAAATGCGCCACCCCCCTGGCGCAAAAACATACCCCCCATAACCTTGGAAATAATAACCTTGGAAAAAAACCTTTATATAATAACGATCATTTTGAGGATTTCTGGGCTGCTTATCCAAGAAAAGTTGGAAAGGGAAACGCTCGAAAGGCGTTTGCAAAGGCCTTGAAAAACTCAAGCGTTGAAGAAATCTCATCTGGCCTCAACAGGCAGATCGAAGCTCTATCAAGCAAAGAACAGCAATTTATTCCACATGCAGCAACGTGGCTAAACGGGGAGAGATGGAATGACGAACCTGATACCAATTCAAATGGAAACACTTCCAACGCACGCAACACCAGATCAGGTGGAGGACATAACGCGCTCATGGCGGGATTTGCTTCATACGCCGCTGGCTTCGAAGATTGAGCGTGACGCGCTCGAAGAGGCGATGAACAAACTCTATACGCCTGCGCCGGCGAAGTGGATCACTGGACGCATCGCTTCATTGCTTGCCCAGTATTTCCAGGGAGACATCTCCGAAGGCATGATGAAGTCGATCGCAGATGATTGGTATCACGAACTGAAAGACTTCCCTGCTTGGTCGATCGCCAAGGCTGTTCGCTGGTGGATCGGCAAAGACAATCCAGATCGCCGCAAGAAGCCCATGACAGGCGACATCGCAGAGCGGGCCCAGAAAGAACTTGGACCGCTGATAGTTGCACGCGCAGCGATCAACCGCTTCGACAGAGGTCACGTTCCGCTGATTGCATCGCAGCCCAGAGAGCGGATCAGCAAAGAGCGCGCAGATGAAATCATGGCTCAAGCTGGCTTTTCTGTGAAGAAATTTGGCGGAAGTGATAAATAAAATGTGCAAAGTGCAAATTAAACCTTGCATATGGTGTTGTGTGGAGATAATTTAATCTCAACAACCAAGGAGAACGACAATGACACTTTATGGATTAGAAAATGGATACAACTGGGGATGGGATTGGTTTGCCACCCTTGATGAGGCCCGAGATGCTTGGAAGCATAATCGGAAGACTTACGGCCACAATGACGAGCCTTGGATACTGACATCTGAACAGGTCAAAGCGCGTAATCTGTAAAACCAACGGGGGCTTCGGCCCCATAAAACTTACGGAGGAAAACATGGGTTATATTATTGGCATACCGCTCTTCTTAGCATGGCTGACACACGTCATCACATGCTTGGCTGCTGGTGCATGGGGATACTTGATTGCAGGGGCGCTGCTGTTCCCGATCGCTGTCATCCACGGCATCATGCTCTGGTTTGGCGCTGGTATGGTATGAATTGCGCTGGGCTGACAGATGAAGTTGTTCGCAGCATCATCAAAGACCTGTCAGAAGGTTACGGTGTTGAGGACATTGGTCATCGCGGCCCAGCAACAGAAGAACAAGCGAGACACGTTGTTGATTTTATGCGCAAGCACGGGATGATCGACAAGTTCTATCGCAAAGCAAAACGGAAGTGGAAAAGACAATGCAAGTGACAATGATAGCGGGAAACGTAGGCAAGGACGCTGTTCTGCGCCGCACACAGGGCGGTGACGCCGTTCTGGGTTTCTCAGTGGCTGTAGACAACGGCAAGGACAAGAACGGCAACAAGCGCGACAGCACATGGTATTCGTGTTCGATCTGGGGCAAGCGCGCAGAAAGCCTTGAGAACTACATCAAGAAAGGCACGAAGCTGACGCTCACAGGGCGCGCTGGTGTTGATGTTTACGAGGGTCGCGGATCGCTGACGCTGAACGTAAACGAACTGACGTTCCAAGGTGGTGGTCAGCAGGGCCAACAGCGTGGCTATGATGCTCCGCCTGTAAACGATGATCTAGGGGGCGAAATACCCTTTTGAGGCCGTGGCGTGAGGGTGATCCAGTCGGTGCAGGTGAGGTTTATCTGCCCGACAGCAAGACCAAGCAGGCATACACAAACGCCTGCAAGGATCAGTGGATAGAAAGCGCTGCACGGCACGTTCTCAGCCTGCCAAGTCTCGAACAGCGCCGCGCCTTCATAGCAAAGCATCCAGCAAAAGAAGATCTAAAGCACAGGGTCCGTGAACTCTGGGAGGAAAACAAATGAAACAGATTAAGGGGAGAGACAGATGAGTGATATACCAGCAGCGCGCGCACATCTTGAAGCCATGCGAAACAAAATGGAAGCTGCGCACCTAGATTACTACGTTGAACATATTGACCATGTTCTAAGCCTGATGGTTCGAAAGAAATACAAAAAGCGCACATCTCGACAATCGGCAACGATGACGCCAGAACTAATTGATGAAATTCGAAATTATGCAATCGGTCATCCAAATCTCAGCGTTCATCGCATAGCAAACCATTTCAACGTAAACCAAGGGCGCGTCTCTGAAGCACTGGCGGAAATAGAATGATTATCAACGGACGAAAGCTATACGACACCCGCCCGCTCACCCCAATGGCAGACATGAAGCTGAAAGAGCATGGTGTCAGCTATGGATTGTCAGAAGCTGGATATGATCTGCGCATCAAGCAAACAGTCACACTTCACCCATTCAAGCGCTTCGCTCTGGCCAGCACGATCGAAAAGTTTGACATGCCACAGGATCTAGTCGCTGTCGTTCACGACAAAAGCACATGGGCGCGCAAAGGTCTGTCAGGTGTCAACACTGTGATCGAACCAGACTGGCGCGGATGGCTCACGCTCGAACTGGTTTACTATGGATGGAAACCGCTTCGCATCCCAGCAGGTGCAGGCATCGCACAGGCTATCTTTCACCGCATAGAAGAACCCGCATCATACGGGAACGGCAAGTATCAAAATCAAGAAGATCAACCAGTAGGGGCAAGGCAATGAACAGGGTTTCAATACTTGAGGACGCCAGTGAATGTGTAAGCGTAGATCGGGCAGCAACTCACGGTGACATCGAGGACAGCTTCGCAAGCATAGCGGCAATCTGGGGCGCTCGATTAGGCGTAATAATCAGACCAGATCAAGTCGCAATTATGCTCATTGATCTGAAGACAGTGAGAGCATGGGGCAACCCATATCATTGCGATAATTGGATAGACATGGCTGGATATGCTGCTTGTGGCGGGGAGGTTGCCACAAAAGATTGAACTTGTGTCAAATTCCCTTTATACTTTCTGCACCAGCGTGGCGTTCGGAAAACTTGCAATGATGCAGGCCCGAAAGGAAGCCATCACGCTGGCATCTAAGCAGCCTCCTGCTTTACGGAGAGACAAATGAAGCCAGAATATAAGACCGTTACGGTGGACAAGCTGATGGCTGGTGCTTCGATTAACTTGATGCAAGGCGACTGCTTGGAGCGCATGAAGGAAATACCAGACGGCTCGGTTGATCTAACAGTGACCAGCCCGCCCTATGACAACCTCCGCACATACAATGGGAACAACGAGCAGTGGGGAGAGCATGTCTGGCGTGAAGTCATTCAGAGCCTGCATCGCGTCACGGCTGATGGCGGCGTTGTCGTCTGGGTTGTGGGAGACGCCACAATCAATGGCAGCGAGACAGGCACATCGTTCAAGCAGGCACTGCACGCAATGGAGTGCGGCTTCAGATTGCACGATACGATGATTTATGAAAAAGGCGGCCAAGGCGGTGCAAAAGGCAGCAATTACGCATATTGGAACGGTTTTGAATATATGTTTGTTTTTAGCAAGGGTCGTCCAAAACATTTCAACCCCATCAAGGACCGTAAAAACAAAAAAGCAGGAAGGAAAACCACAGTAAGTTCACGAAAAAAGAACGGAGATATGACAAAAAACAGGACTGTTACTGTTTCTGAATTTGGTAAAAGGTTTAATGTTTGGCAGATTAAGAGTGGTGTCAGAAATGCGAAACACCCTGCCGTGTTCCCATATAAACTTGCACAAGACCACATCAAGTCATGGTCAAACGCGGGCGACACGGTTCTAGACCCATTCATGGGCAGCGGCACAACAGGCGTGGCTTCTAAAGACCTTGGGCGCTCGTTCATTGGAATTGAGTTGGATGCGGCGTATTTTAACATTGCAAAGGAGCGGATTTCTTCCAGCAATTGATATAACGCCAAGATTGCTTTATATTTCGGACATGCGACCAGACCGCTTGTCTGAGATATGAGGTGTAAAATGGCAGCGAAGAAGAAAGTTGGAAAACCGACAAAATACGAACCCAAGATGTGCGAGATCGTAATTAACTGCGGCAAAGAGGGAATGAGCAAATGCGAAATGGCTCTGGAACTTGATATTGCATACGACACTTTCGACAGATGGCAGAACCAAAACAAAAAGTTTTCGGAGGCCGTAAAGGAAGCAATGCGTCACTCGCAGGCATGGTGGGAACGAAATGGCCGCATGGCTACGTTTGGTGGGATCGATGGCTTCAACGCAACCAGTTACATCTTCAACATGAAAAACAGGTTCCGCGACGATTGGAACGACACGATGAAAAATGAACACTCAGGACCAGATGGCGGTCCCATCGTGCAGAAGATCGAGCGGGTGATTGTAGATCCGAAGGAAGCATAATGAACAGACTGGCTGAATTAGCAGAATACGATCGATCAATACCAGGTCTGATCGATGATGATTTCCTCGCTGCTGGTTTCACGCCAGACGAAGTTGCCAAATATCGCGGCACGACCCAGCCATCCAGCCGCATTCCAAGAACAGCTTCAAGGCTGACGCCTGCAGACATCTCCCAAGCAGAGCAAACATACGGCACACTGCAAGCGCCAGATTACACCATGCGCGAAACGTCCACGCAGCGCGTTCAAGATGCATTGATTAACCAAGTTGGCTTAGATCCATATCTTGCTGGACGATACGCACGCGACATCATGGGCGACACAAGCCCGACATCTCAGAACATCCTAGATGGTCTTGGCTTGGCAGATCTCACACCTCTGGGCGCAGTGTTTGGCGTCGAAGAGGGCGCAGGAACCGCTGTCGAGGGCTATCAAGAGGGTGATTATCTCAAGATGGGTTTGGGTGCGGCAGAGGCTGGTCCCCGCGTTGCAGAGGCTTTCCCACTGACGCGACCCATTGCTGAAGGCGCAGGCGTTCTTGCCCGTGAGGTTTACAGCAGCCCATACATGGCTGACGCTATCGGCACGCTGCGTGGCATCCGTGACTTGGACGCTGACTTCCTGCTTGGCCGTGGTGATCCAGCAATGGCTCAAGGCGTTGGCGCTGATGTTGTTGGCGGCGGTCCTGCGAAAAGCATTGATGACCAAATTGCTGAACTTGATATTGAGGTCGCAGCTTTGCGCCAGAATGTCTTGGACAATCCAACTGACACGGCTGCGTTCAATGAATACAAGAGCGTCCAGCGAATGCGCAATGATCTAAAGGATCAGCGTGCAGTATCGCGCGCAGAAGGCAGGGATTTGTCGCAAGCGGTTGAAGAGCCTGCTCGCACAGCAACAGAAGACGAAGGCTTTGAGGCATATCTGGAAACAGTTAATCCTGGAGGCAAGCGTGTTGCAGCGGAAGATCGTCCAAACTTAGCAATGGGCGACATGTATGGGATGTTGCCGCGCAATTCTGAGGTTGTTGGTTCTCAAGGCGACACGACTTTCTACAGGGGTTCTGATGGGAATTACTACGCCACTGCGTTCAATCCTGACGTTGGCGAAGAAGATGTTGTTGGATACATCACAGATCGAGGTGACGGCACTGAACTTGCTGTTGTTCAAGAACTGCAAGGCCAAGGCATTGGCGGCGAACTTCAATACCTGTTCCGCAAAGAAAACCCTGACGCGCCCACTGGCGGTTTGACGGAAGCTGGCGAGGCTTCATTGCGCAAGACCTATCAGCGATTGGCTGACGAAGGCGTTGTTGGTGCTGATGTTGTTGGCGATCGATCGTTTGATGTAACGCGCAAAGATGCTTCAGGCATTTTCGGTCAAGGGACTGAGCGTGTGCGCTACACTGATCCAGCAAGCGGCGGCACAATGGAAGTTGTTGTGCGACCTGATGGCAGCGCATCTGTTCTGGAACTTGAGGTGCCCGAAGAGTTCCGTGGTCAGGGCATTGGTCAAAGCCTACAGGATAAAGTTATGCAGGACTTCCCAATGATGGGTGGTCAGGTGTCATCGAAGGCTGCTGCAACGACTGCTTATCGTCTTGGTCGCCGCCCTGCTGGAAAGCCAAACGCCACGCTCGAAGAAGTGTTCGCTGACATTGACGAAATGTCTTCCGTGAACATGATTTCGCCGCAGATGCAGTCAAGATTTGGTGGTGCCTCTGCGCCAGATATAGCAGAAGGCTCTTCTGGCATTAAGTTGTTTCAAGGCTCCCCTCATAACTTCGCGGCAGAACGCCTTGTCCGTTATCAGGATGGCACAACTGAATACATTGTTGGCGCACCAGATGTTTTGCCTGACGTTCCAGCGGGAGCGGAAGTTGTTGAAGATTTCCCTCTTGGTCGCATGCGATCCGATAAGATCGGAACTGGTGAGGGTGCGCAGGCTTATGGATACGGACTGTATGGCGCTGAAAACGAAGGAATTGCGAGAAGTTATCGTGATGCTTTGAGTAAAGACATTCCGCTCCCAGCTGATGACTACAATGCAAACATATATGATTTGGTTGTCAGAAGAAATATGGGCGAAGATGCGGCCATGAAATTATTTCAAGACATGAAGGAAAATTCGCCAGAGGCATCTGAAAACTTTATGCAGATGGTTCAAGGAAATATTGACGCACTGGAAAGCGGCAGCTGGAAGCAATATCAGCCTCCTGGCAGTATGTATGAAGTCAATGTTAATGCTAGTCCTGAGGAATTTTTAGATTGGGACACTCCATTTAGAGAACTTCCGCAATGGCAGCAGGAAAGCATTGAAAGAATACTTAAGGAAACAGAGAAACCTGCAACGCCACAGCAAATAGAAGAAATCCAAGGATTTTTGGACGAACTAGATTTGCCCAGTGATTATGGGGCGACTTATGACCCGATGGAGAAAATCCATGGTGGTGGCGCATTGGGCAGCATTGAAAGAAATATGCAGCGTTTTCAAGGAAACCCAGCTGAACTTACTTCGCAAAGACTTTTGGAGGAGGGCTTTAAGGGCGTTCGATACCTTGACGCGGGTTCGCGTGGGATGGGCTTTGAGGTGAAGCTGTCACATCGCGGAAAGCCATACGAAACAGAACCAATCCGAGCGCGAAGCCGTAAAGAAGCAAACGCAATCTCTAAGGAATATCAAGACAAAGGTTTTGATACGAATATTGAGCAAGCTGGGTCGCGTAATTATGTTATTTTCGACGATAAGTTAGTAAGCATTGTGAAGAAATACGGCATTGCTGGTGCCGCTGCTTTCCTTGGCGCTAACACAATTGATGTTGAGCAAGCGCTGGCTGACAACATGACACAAGCTGACTTTGAAGACTTGGTGGCTGGACCTGAATGAACCTCCAGATCAAAACACCGCGCTGGGCGCTCCCGATACTGAGTGACCCAGATGCGCGCTACCTTGGTGCTCATGGCGGTCGTGGCTCTGGCAAGTCTCACTTGTTTGCAGAGATGCTGATCGAGCGCAGCATCATGGAGCGTGTGGACGCTGTGTGCGTTCGTGAGGTGCAGAAGTCTCTGGCTCAGTCGGTCAAAAAGCTGCTGGAGAACAAGATCGAAGAACTTGGCGTTGCGCACATGTTCACGATCAAAGAGTTTGAGATCAGATCCGTTCATGGCGGCATCATCATCTTCCAAGGCTTGCAGAACCACACAGCAGACAGCATCAAGTCGCTTGAGGGCTATGACATTGCTTGGGTCGAGGAAGCGCAGAGCCTGAGCCAGTTCTCACTGGATATCTTGCGCCCAACTATTCGTAAGCCAGGTTCTCAGCTATGGTTTACATGGAACCCGCGTTACGACACAGATCCGATTGAGGGATTGCTGCGTGGTCCAAACACCCCAGAGAAAAGCAAGGTTGTTGAGGTAAACTTCGAAGACAACCCGTGGTTCCCTGACGTTCTCAAAGACGAAATGGAATACGACAAGCGCCGCGATCCAGACAAATACATGCACGTTTGGAAAGGCGAGTATGTTCGCAACAGCGAAACGCGGGTGTTTAAAAACTGGACGATTGAAGACTTCGAAGCGCCGCCAGAAGCAATTCACCGTCTTGGCGCTGACTGGGGCTTTGCAACAGACCCGACAGTTGCTGTTCGCAGCCACATCGTTGGCCGTAAGCTGTATATTGACTATGAGGCTTATCAGGTGGGCTGTGAGATTGTTGACACCCCATCGCTGATTATGTCGATCCCAGAGGCTGAGAAATGGCCCATGGTGGCTGACAGCGCGCGCCCTGAGACCATCAGCCATATGCGCAAGAATGGCTTTCCCAAGATACAGCCAGCGGTCAAGGGGCCAAAGTCTGTTGAGGAAGGCGTTGAATGGCTCAAGTCGTTTGACATCATCGTTCACCCGCGCTGCAAGCACACAATCGATGAACTGACGCTTTACAGCTACAAGACAGACAGGGACACTGGTGCTGTTCTTCCCGTCTTGGAAGACAAGGACAATCACGTTATTGACGCTCTGCGATACGCCTGCGAAGGTTCTCGAAGGGCCAATGGTCAAAAGAAGGCAAAAGCCAAGCCAATAGCTAATGTTATGCCTATTGCACGGTGATTGTTTTTTCTGTCAATCTGTCTTATAATACAGGCAAATTTTATTGCGAGGCTATGTCGTGGCAAGAATGACCAAAAAAGAACGTCTGGCAAATGTCCACGAAGAGGCGCTTCTGGAGTTTGACAGCATCCAAGGATCAATGCGTGAAGAGCGTTTGCAGTGCCTTGAGGATCGTCGCTTTTACTCCATTGCTGGCGCGCAGTGGGAAGGCAACCTTGCAGAACAGTTCAACAACAAGCCGCGCTTTGAGGTCAACAAGATCCATCTGAGCGTCATGCGGATCATCAACGAATACCGCAACAACCGCATCACTGTTGATTTTGTCAGCAAGGATGGCGACGAAGACGATAAGCTGGCCGATACTTGTGACAGCCTGTTCCGTGCAGACGAAGAAGACAGCGCCGCAGATGAAGCGTATGACAACGCGTTTGAGGAAGCTGTCGGTGGTGGCTTTGGCGCGTTCCGCCTGCGCTCTGTTTACGAAGACGAATACGATGAAGACAACGACAACCAGCGCATCCGCATAGAGCCGATTTATGACGCTGACAGCACCGTGTTTTTCGATATGGACGCCAAGCGCCAAGACAAGTCAGATGCACGCCTGTGCTACGTTCTGACAGCCATGACGCGCGATGCTTACATTTCTGAGTATGACGATGATCCATCTTCGTGGCCAAAAGAAATCCACCAATATGAATTTGATTGGGCAACGCCTGACATGGTTTATGTTGCGGAGGTCTACCGCGTCGAAGAAGCGTCTGAACTGATCCGCATCTTCCAGACCATCGACGGTGAAGAAGAACGCTACAGCGAGACCGACTTCGATCAGGATGAAAACCTTGAAAAAACACTTGATGCTATTGGCACGATCGAGGTTCGCCAGAAACGCGTTAAGCGCCGCAAGGTTCGTAAATACATCATGTCTGGCTCTGGCATCTTGGATGATGCTGGCTACATCGCAGGCACTGAAATCCCGATTGTTCCTGTTTATGGCAAGCGCTGGTTCATTGATAACGTAGAGCGCTGCATGGGCCACGTTCGTATGGCTAAGGATGCACAGCGCCTGAAGAACATGCAGCTTTCCAAGCTGGGCGAAATCTCTGCGCTTTCCACAGTAGAAAAGCCACTGTTCACACCAGAGCAAGTTGCTGGCTTTGAAATGATGTGGGCAGAAGACAACCTGAAGAACTATCCATATCTTCTGCTGAACACAGTGACTGACGCCAATGGGCAAGAAGTCATGGCCGGTCCGATCGGCTACACCAAGCCGCCTGTTGTTCCGCCTGCGTTGGCTGGTCTGTTGCAGATCACAGAGCAAGACATCTCTGACCTTCTTGGCAACCAAGAAGCTGGCGAAGAAATGCAGTCCAACATTTCTGGCAAGGCTGTTGAGTTGATCCAAAACCGTCTGGACATGCAGTCGTTCATCTACATGAGCAACATGGCCAAGGCGATCAAGCGCGCTGGTGAGATCTGGCTGTCTATGTCTCGCGAAATCATGGTTGAGCCTGGTCGCAAGATGAAGGGCATGGGTTCACAGGGCGAACTGCACCGCATCGAACTGGGCAAGCCTGTTCTGAACCAAGAGACAGGTGAAATCGAATATGAGAACGATCTGAGCCAAGCCAAGTTTGACGTTTCTGTTGAGGTTGGTCCGTCATCGTCTTCTAAGCGTTCTGCAACTGTTCGCTCACTGATGGGCATGATGCAGCTTGCTACTGACCCAGAGACGCAGCAGGTGCTTGGCGCTATGGCCATGATGAACATGGAAGGCGAGGGCATTGGCGAGGTTCGTGGATACTTCCGCAAGAAGCTGATCCGCATGGGTGTTGTTGAGCCTACAGATCAAGAGAACGAAGAACTGATGGCTGAACTTCAGCAGCTTCAGGGTCAGCCTGATCCACAGTCCATGTATCTGGAAGCGGAGGCTGCGAAGTCTCAGGCACAGGCACAGAAGGCTATGGCAGATGTAGAATACACGGCAGCGCGAACAGAAGAGACGCGCGCCAAGACGATCGAAACGCTTGCTGGCATTGAACAGAAAGAGCGCTCGAACGTAGTAGACACAGCCCAGAAGCTACAAAACGTAGTTACTGGGCCAGGAATGCGTCAGCCGCCCAGACGCACATAAAAGATGGGTGAGAATTGAACGAGGATCTAATGCAGATTGAAAAGGCAGAAATAGACGATGACTTTGACTTTCAGGAAACTGAAGCGGAGGAGCCAGAATTTGAACTTGAAGATGAGCCAGAAGTAGAAGCTGAAGAGGCTGAACTTGATGGCGAAGTTGAAGAGGACGAGCCTTCTGAGGCTGAAGCTGAAGACGAAGCTGATGTTGTTGTCACTATTGATGGGGAAGCGCCTGACCCTGAAGATGAGGAAGAAGCCCGCGCGCCTGAATGGGTCCGCGATCTTCGCAAGCAGTATCGTGAGGAAAAGAAACGCGCCAAGGAGTTGGAGCAGAAGCTAGAGAGAATGGAGCAAGGGCAAGCGCCTGCGCGTCAGCCTCTAGGTCAAAAGCCAACGCTCGAAAGCGCGGATTACGACACCGACCGATATGAGACGGAACTTGCGTCGTGGTATGAAAAGAAGCGACAGCATGACGAACAGCAGGCCAACATTCAGGCTAAACAGCAATCTGTGCAGAAGGAATGGGAAGGCAAGTTGGAGAGTTATCACTCTTCCAAAGCTGATCTTAAAGTCAGAGACTATGAGACAGCAGAGGATGTGGTGCAGGACACTCTCAGCGTGATGCAGCAAGGCATGATTGTTCAGGGTGCGGAGAACCCCGCTCTTGTCGTTTATGCTTTGGGCAAGAACCCGAAGAAAGCGAAGGAACTTTCCTCAATTGTAGATCCCGTGAAGTTCGCCTTTGCGGTGGCAAAATTGGAGACCAATTTGAAAGTCACAAAACGCAAGGCGTCAGCGAAGCCAGAAAAGAAGATCAGCGGCACAGGTCGCCCTTCTGGATCGGTAGACAACACCCTTGAACGTCTGAGAGCCGAAGCCGAAAGAACTGGAGACTATTCTAAGGTTTTCCAGTATAAGAAGCAGAAGCGATCAGCTTAAACTTAATGGAGTAGAAAATGGCTAACTCATTTTCAAAAGAAGAACGCGTAGCGTTTGAAGACATCCTTGCAGGCTTTAACGATGCACTTGTGCTTTCGTCTTTGGTCAGCAAATACAACACGAACGGCTCTGAAATGGAGCGTTCGTCTGACACCATCTCGCGTCCAATGCCTTACATTGCGCAATCTTACGATGGTTCAGATGCAACATCTAACTTCGGTGACAACACTCAGTTGTCTGTTCCCGCAACTATTGGCTACCAGAAGCACAGCACAGCGCTTTTGACTGCCAAAGAACTGCGTGACCAGCTGCAAGAGAACCGTCTTGGTTCCTCTGCTGCACAGAAGTTGGCGTCTGACATCAACGTGGCGACACTGACTGTTGCGTCTAACCAAGGCACAATCGTTTCTAAGCGCACCACTGCTGCTGGCGGTTATTCCGACATCGCAGAAGCTGATGCTCTGATGAACGAGCAAGGCGTCATGATGGACGGTCGTAACTTTGCGCTTTCCAGCCGTGACTATAACGGCATGGCGGGTGACTTGGCTGCACGTCAGACAATGAACGAAATGCCAACTGAAGCATATCGTCGTTCGTATGTTGGTGAAGTGGCTGGTTTCCAGACATTCAAGATGGACTATGCAAACCGCCTCACAGCGGCTGCTGGCACAACTGTGACTGTCAACGGTGCAAACCAGTATCACACACCTGCTGCAACATCGACTGCTGCGACTGGTGAGGTTTCTAACGTAGACAACCGCACACAGTCTCTGATCGTTGCTGTTGGTTCAGGCACAGTCAAAGTTGGTGACGCGTTCACCATCGCTGGCGTAAACGCTGTTCACCACATCACCAAGCAAGACACAGGTCAGCTCAAGACGTTCCGCGTCACAGGCATCGTATCTGGTTCTGGTGGTTCAGGCACAATCACAATCAGCCCTGCGATCGTTTCTAACGGTGGCTCGACTGATGCAGAAGCACAGTATCAGAACGTGACTGCAACGCCTGCTGATGGCGCGGCGATCACATTCCTGAACACTGCTGACGCTGCTGTGAACTGCTTCTGGCACCGTGATGCGATCGAACTGCTTCCAGCTTCGCTCGCAGTTCCAACAGATGCTGGTGCTGACATCATGCGCGCAACAACCGATCAGGGTGTTGAGTTGGTCATGCAGAAACAGTTCGACATCAACACACAGAAAACAAAGTATCGTTGGGATACACTGTTTGGTGTGGCGCTGCTTCAGCCTGAAATGGCTGGCATCATGCTGTTCTCGCAGACTTAATGATCTTTGGGTGGGGCTTCGGTCCCACCCTACTCTTTATAGGAGCAAAAAGATGGGTGAACCACGCAGTGTAAAATGCCCGAAGTGCGGTACAGTTCACACCCTCTTACACGGCAATAAGTTTATGTGCTGCCGGGCAATGCACGACATGAAAGAACACGAAGTAGGGGAGTTGAAGGCATGATCGATTTTCTGCGAGACTTATATCATGCGCGCGAGGGCGCGAGGTTCCTGATTGTGTTCGTGTGCTTTGTTATCTGGTGGGTCAGCGCAATCGCGCAGTCCGTCCAGCCCATTTGAAGGAGGCTCACATGAGCGTTATGCTTTATAAACACCCAGGCAAGCACCAGATCCACGGTGACAGCTTTGACTACATCGTTGTTGAAGAAGGTGAAGTTGCTGCGAAGGTGAAAGAGGGCTGGGCCAAGTCAACGGACGAAGCCAAGGCACCCAAGAAGCCCGCAAAGAAACCTGCGGCAAAGCGCAAAGCTAAGGAATAACACATGGCATATACGAAGCGTGATATTGTCGAACAGGCATTCGAAGAAATCGGTCTTGCTTCGTATGTCTTTGATTTGCAGCCGCAGCAGCTTGAGAGCGCATTGCGGCGCTTAGATAACATGATGGCAACGTGGAACGCCAAAGGCATTCGCCTTGGGTATCCGTTGCCTTCTTCGCCTGCTGACAGCGACTTGGATCAAGAGATTGGCGCGCCTGACAGTGCGATTGAGGCCATGTATCTGAACTTGGCCGTTCGCATCTCTGCTGGCTTTGGTAAGACTGTCAGCCCTGAGACGAAAGCCTCTGCAAAGCGCGCATATAACGAGGTGGTTGCAAACGCTGCACTGCCTGTTGAGATGCAGCTTGGCAACGAGACCATCCCTGCTGGCGCTGGTAACAAAGGCTACCGTTATTACAACAACCCGTTCCTGCGAGACCCGCAAGACCCTCTTACCGTTGGTTCTGACGGTATCCTTGATCTGGAGTAAGACATGGCAAACATTAACCAACTTTCATCTGTGAGTTCAGTGCAGGGCGGCGATCAGCTTGCTGTCTGGGCCACAAACAACGGTGACAGCCGCAAGGCATCGATCACAACCCTGATGGACTATGTGAACGCCAACGTCACAACAGTCACGCAGAACACGCAGTATGGCG